TTATCTAGGTCGTGTGCTAAAAGATAATCTTCTCTTTTAGTAGTCCTAGCTTTACCTTTACGCTGATACATTGTGCCATCAGTTTGTTTCCAAGTCTTACGATATTTGAAATCAAACTTACCTGTTCTATAAACATACTTCCCTGACTTTTTAAAGTCATCAGCTTTTTTTAAAAACCCTGCTCTAAATCTTTTTGATTTAGTTTTACTTACAAGATTTTCTATAAAGCTAGAGAAGTCGCCAATGTGTACTGGTTCATATTGTATTATTGACATATTATCTCCTTGTTGATTATTGTTTGAGAGTATGCACCAAGATAACGATAGTTGGAAAACTACCCATAACATCTCGTATGGCTTGAACATCATTGAAGATTAGTCAATCACATACTCTCCCTTAAATATAAAAAAGGGCAACCAAGTCTCCCTGATTGCCCTTTAATAATACTATATTATTTTGATTGAGTCAAGCCAAAGCCTAAGATTTTACCAACTGGGGTTTTACTTATCCTATCTTTAACATCTTCAATACCATCATTAACATAAGATTTAATAACTCTTATCTCATCTGTTTCTCTAACAGAGTTAAGATAATCTCTAATCTTTTCTAATGTGTATAGTTCACCTTGCATAGTACCACTTGAATAGGTATCTTGAATTGTTTTTGCCATTTCAAAAAAACTATCTGATGTACTCATTTGCAATTAGCTTTTGTTAAATCACTAGACCAATCGTGGTCTTTATTTACAAACCATATATATGATTTGGTTGTGATTGTTTCTGTGCCATCAACTTCTTTTAAACACTTCTTGCCAAGCATAACTTGTTTATTACTACAAGCTACAAGTGCTAAAAAAGTCAATAAAATCAAGGGTTTTTTCATTTTAATTACCTGCCTGATTTTCTTCTTTGTTGTCAGTAGGTATAACCATATTGTGTTTTACCCAACTAGCAACATCACTATTCCAATAAGTAAATGCCTCGTGCAATTTTCTTATCTCATAGCCAAGTTCTTGTGTAGGTTTGCCATCATTTTCTATTCTTGCAAGAATATTAATTGCTTTTCTACGACAAGTTCTTTTCCATTTAAGTTCCCAAGTAGTATCTACTTTGGGCTTTTGATTGTCATACATATGTACTCCTTTGTTGAGAAGAATAATATACAATAAAAAAACCCCTGTGTCAATTAAGACACAAGGGCTTTATCTTTTTACGAGGGGAGAAAAGATTCTGTTAATTTTTATGGTACATAATTGATATCAACTATATCCCTAGCTTGTTTCATTTGTGTTGCTCTTATATTCTCAAAGTAATTACTGACTTTGATTATATGACATAATACTTTTAAATCATCTACTTCACTTTCAAACATAGTCAATCTATCTTTTAATAAATTGATTATAGTTTCAAGGTCAGCAATTTTACTATGCAAATCTCCATTTTGTTTTTGATGTGCATTACTTATATCTTCAAGTTCTTGTACTCGTTCTTGAAGTTTTCTATATGGTGTCGTTGCCATAAGTATCTCCTTTGTTAATGCTTATAGTATATAATAAAAAACCCCCTGCGTCAAATAACACAAGGGGTTCTACCTACATACTTCCATATATTTTTTTATTATAAAAATGTGGCAATCGCTAACATAATAATTGTTGCCCAAAAAAATGTTGCCAATGTTTTGCTCATATTTATTTATCCTTTCTAATAATATTAGATACCATTAAAGGATATATGTCAAGCGTATTCTATTTCGTAACTTCTATTTTTACTTTTACTTTTCTAAACCATTGCTTTGCTATTAGCCCTAGTTCTAATAACAAAGTTTGTATTTGTAACTTACTAGCTTTACTTACTTTTATCTTAATTATTTTACTTGCCATTGTTTTTTTTCTTTTTTCTTACTATCAACAAAGCTATTGTGTAATTGTTTTTGTTTATGTAAGTGTCTATCTATCTGACCTATTCTAATTGCTGATATAAGAAATAGAATAAAGCCAAATAAAAAGACACCTAAACCAATATATAAAATAGTATTCATATTCTATATTTTACATACTTAACAACTTCATTGATTTTATTTACATTTGTGTCAATGTCTTTTTTATTTTTTGATGTGTAATTACTATCGTTTAAAATAATTACTTCAAAAAATTTTAAAGAACTTGCAATACTTTTTAAACTATCTGCAATTTCTCTAACTTGTTTGTTGTTATCGTCTTTTAAATATTCATTATAAGTATATTTTTTATTCATAATGATAACCTCACTTTCAACTATAAGTATATATGCAATAAACACATAGGTCAAGCATTAAGCTATGCAGAAAACACATAACACAATTAAGCCACAATGCGTTCTACTAATGTTCTAAAGGGGGGGGTATCAAAAAAGTCAATAAAATCAATGCTAATTTAAAAAAGTGAATATTCACGATTTTAATTTGACCTTTGAATTAAATTAGTTTAAAACAATATTAATGAGTATTCCTTTAAAAAATAAGAATAATTTAAAAACGCTAAAAACTAGCGTTGGTTATTCTAAAAATATAAAGGAAATAAATATGACTAAAAACGTAAAAAGCCAAATAATAGATAAAATAAATTCTATTGTAAGTGGCGACCAAACAAATTCATCAATTAGATTTGAAACATTAATTTTAGTTGATGATGCTGTGAAAAATAATCTTTTCAAATTAGAGGTTGATTTGAATAGAGCAGACGCAGAAAAGAAAACATATAAAAAAAATATGGTTTCTATACACTCATTAAACACATTTGGAAATTCTGAATTGAAATACATTAGAGATAGATTTCAATATGAGTTTTTAGGTGTTCAATGGAAAAGTGGCGACAAAGAGGAAAAAGCAAAAATTGACGCAATGAGAGATGTGTTAAATGCTTATATTCCTATCAATGCGTATGGAAAAGACACTTTAATTAAGAAAAATAATTCTTACTTAACTGGCGCTAATAATTCTAAAATTAGAATTAGTGGCGATTTTGTCGGAACATACTGCACACCACTAAACAAAGATAAGCTAGGGGAAAGTGCGTTAAACTTTAGTGAACTACAAAGAGTTGCTAGAGGGTACTACAAAACAAAAAATCAAAATGTTGGTGGTACTAAAACAACGCCATTTGACCAAGCTATTAAGAGGGCTAGTAAATTATTAGATGACGATATGAACGCAGAAAATCCGTTTGAATTATCATCTAGTAAAACTGAAACAAATGTTTCAATCTTAATAACGACAGCGCAAAATTATATAAGCGCATTAAGAAAAGCTAGACTAGAGGCAAGTCCAAAACACAAAGTTGAATTGGAATTGACTAAAGCAAAAAAGAAAACTGCTTAACCAAATAAAAAGGAATACTCAAAGCCCCCTTGTAGAAATACAGGGGGGTTTTTTTTTGCGTGTCATAAAAAATAATTTATGGTTTACGGGGGGTTATTAGTTACAAAAATTTACACCACCTAATTTCCCCCCAAGTGGTAACCAAATTAATTCTAGGGAACACCCCAGTTTTTAGCTGACGATATTTTTGTGATTGACCAAAAAAAACCTTGACTTGACTTGCGGGTGGGCAGGGGTACACCCCCGTATAGGGGGATAGATATATCCAGTTACCAGAAAATCTCCAAAGTCCTTGTTAACCAACTCTGGGCCATATTTCTGGGTCTAATATTCCGACAATATCCCTAGGAATACCCTAAGGGGTAGTTCTAAAAATAGGTTTAGTATAGGTGTAAAGGCCCCCCTGGGGTTCCTATGAACATTATACACCCACATTTCAATTTTGTCTACTACAATAATGTCGCAGATGTAATTTTTTAAAAATAATCCTTGACAAAATTGTATATAAGCACTATAATAGAAAAGATATGCATCATTTAAGGGACACACACGTACATACACAGACTAAAAAACACAGGGTCATCACAAATAATGCATGAAATTAACAAAAAACTAGTAAAAGATCTCCCATTTGAGGAGATAATGGAAATAATTAATGCAAAACATGGATTCTTCTATAACAAAAACTCAAAAAAGAAACTTGACAGATATGCAAGAAAAGTTTCTAGACGTATTGTTCGCAGAAGCGAAAGGAAATCCACGAGAAGCAGCAAGACTGGCAGGATATTCCTCCCATTCTTATCCTAAAGTAATTAGGAATTTGAAAAAAGAGATTACAGAATTAGCGGAGACACATTTATCTACACACTCTGCACAAGCGGCTAATAGGTTAATCGCCTTACTAGATGAAGACGGCACTACTCCACAGGCAAGTATTCGTCTAGCAGCCGCTAACTCAATACTAGACAGAGTTGGCATCACAAAAAAAGATCAATTAGATATAAACATGAAAGCTCTGCACGGTATATTTATATTACCAGCAAAAGATGGAACCGATAAAGATAAAAAAGAGAGCTAGAACAATACCATTTGGTTTTAAACAATCTAGTGATCCTAATTATCTAGAACCCATCAAAGAAGAATTAGATGCTCTGGGTCAAGCAAGAGAATATTCAAAGACTTGCTCACTAAGAGAGACAGCATCTTGGCTACATAGAAAAACAGGAAGATACATATCACATGTCGGACTTAAAAAAAGACTCGCAAGAAATAGCACCTCCGAAACCAAAGAAGATAATTCAAAAGAAAGCCAAGAAGTCAACACAACAGATTCTAGCTCGCAGTCGTAAGAAAGTTGCAAAGGCAGAACAATCTCTAAGATCTGCCAAACAGTCAGCAGAAAATATTAAAAATAAACTGTTAACTATAGATAAGTCTTTAAAAGGAAAAGAGAC